AATAAACCTTCATCTACATATGAAGCTAGTTATGAAGATGCAGATATGGGTGTATTGTCAGGTATTTTAAGACAAGCAGGTACAGGATCTGATGTTTTATCAAAATTAGGTAATATTGATACTGGCAGCGTTAGTGGTTTTGTTAAAACTTCAGGTGAAGCACTCGCAGCAGGTGCTGCTCCTTTAGGTGCATTAGGATTTAAAAATTTACGTGAAGCTAATATTTTAGGTACAGGGAGTATCGGAGAAAATATTTCACGGTCAATGGCAATTACAACAAATCCCTTTAAAGAACAACTATTTCGCAATATGGGATTTCGTACCTTCGCATTTGACTATGTATTTCTCCCCAAATCAAAGAACGAAGCTTTGATGGTGCGAAATATTGTAAATACATTTAAATATTATATGCATCCTGGTATGAATCCTGCAAATCCCTATTGGTTAACATATCCTGCAGAATTTGATATTAGTTTCCATAGTTATGGACAACCCAATGAATATTTGCATAAAATTTCTTCATGCGTATTAACTAATTTAGATGTGGATTATGGCAGTGATAATGATTTTATGACGTTTAAACCTGATGGTGATGAAAGTGACGTAAACGGCGTAACACGATCAGGGTACCCAACAGAAATTACTCTCAAGCTTCAATTTACTGAACTTGAAGTCCTTACACGCAACCGTATCGGCGAAGGATATTAAAAATGTATTTTACAAAATTTCCTACCTACGAAACAAATATTGACAATAAACAAGTTACAATTGAAGATATTTTTACACGGGTTGCTGTTGGTAAATCATATAGTGAACTTTCGTCTATTTTATTACCTTATCTCGTAAAGGATGGCGAAAAAATTGAAGATGTAGCGAATGAGTATTACGGCGATCCTTTTTATCATTGGGTAATTGTTTTAATTAATAATTTTACTGATGTCAGAACAGAATGGCCTATGACTGAAAAGTCATTACTTGAAAAAATTTATGACATTTATGATTATACTGTCACTGTGACAACCACTACAGGATTTGCTATTGGCGATGTAGTTACGTCAAATACTAACGCAAAATTTTTAATCACTGATATTGGCGAAACCACACTGAATTTACGATATCAATCAGGATCAGTATACTTAGTAGCACAAACCATATTGAAGAAAATAGACACAGCAATAAGTACAACTATGACAAGTATAATTGATCCCACAGAAGCAATACATCATTATGAAGAAGTAGCTACGGGATATGAAGTATCATATGATTCAACGATCATTCAATCAATTAGCGAACTTGACCCGGTTACTTCGCTACAAAACAGAATCTCATTGGGTGAAGTAGTTGCAATAACCAATCTTGATTATGAACAACGCACAAATGATGCTAAGCGTGCCATTAAATTGTTAAACAACCAATACTTACAACAATTTGTAAGAAACTTTGATGCTGAAGTGAGTATATGAGTTATATAGAAACCCCGTCGTTAATTGATACAAAGGAAATTCCGAAAGAAATTATTAGTAAGCCAGGTGACGTTGTTATACAAGATTTGTATATCACAAAGAATGGTGAAAACATAAGTATCAAAAATTTTTCACCGCGTTTTGTTTTATATGAAGATATGTTTAACAATTTCTTAAGCGGCGAACTAACAATTGTTGATGCGGGTGAACTTGTACGTATATTAAGTTTTAATGGAACGGAATATCTTACGTTATCATTTCGTACACCTCAATCAACAATTTACATAAGAAAATCATTTGCCATCTATGCGTTAAAAGATCGGTTTATGTCATCAACAAACCGTGAAGAAACGTATGTGTTATTGTTTACGTCTATTGAAAATGTTGCAAACAATACATTACAAATCAACAAAAAATTTTCAGGAAAAACTGACGATCTAGTAAAAAAGGTGTATGAAACACATTTAAAATTTCCACGCTTTGTTGACGGCAATAAAACGTCAGGTGAAACAACACTATTAATAGGTGATACGCCACACAAAACTTCTACAACATTTATTAGTGCGTATTGGTCACCAGTGAGAATTTTAAATTGGATTGCTTCACGCACCATGGGGAAAGAATACAAAGCACCAAATGCGTTATTCTTTGAAACAAACAAACAGTTTGTATTTTCAAGTATTGAAAATTTAATCATGTCGCAGATAAAACAAAAGCAAATTCTTACTGCATATGTGTATTCTCCGACAGGAAAGATTGCGTTTGATATGACAAAGACAAATTATACAATGTTTGACATTGCAAAACAATATAGCTTAGTAAAAAATATTTCACCGTTTTCATATTTTGATGTTTTGCAAGGTCAAAATAATGGACTTTACGGCAATTTTTTGTATACGCATGATATTTTGTTGAAAGAATGTAGACAATTTAGTTATAATCATTTTGCTGGATATCAAGATTACTATTTCATGGAAGATTTCAAAGCATCAGGAAATGAGATTGTTCAATCAAAGGCAAAAAATACACGACCGTTTTCTGCAAATACATTGTCATCAAACAGAAATATCGTACATTATAAAACTAAGCAGTATAAAATGTTTCCTGAGCAAGTTGATCCTCAATATCAAACTTGGGTGCCTCAGCGTACTAGTTTATTGATGCACATGAGTAACTTCAAAATGCACATTACAGTGTCAGGCAGAAGTGACCTTGAAGTAGGACGATTAATCTATTTCGCATATCCTCAAGCACATAGTGGTGATGATGCTGAATTTAAGGCAGATCAAAAATTAACCGGCATATATATGATTACGGCAATCAAACATATTGTGTCACCTGCGGGATATGATTGTATTCTTGAAATTACAAAAGATTCATTTTTTGAGGCACTATGATAGATAATTTGTATAATCCGAAAGGATTTTTTCTGTGGGTAGGTGTAGTTGAAGATCGCATGGATCCATTACTTGTGGGTCGTTGCCGTGTAAGAATTTCAGGGTATCATAATCCTGATCCTGTTGAATTGCCTGTGGAAGATTTACCATGGGCCTATCCCATGCAACCTATTACATCGGCTGCAATAAGTGGTGTAGGACAAACACCCACAGGTCCTGTTGAAGGAACCTGGGTGGTTGGATTTTTTCGAGATGGCGAAGAATGTCAAGATCCTGTGATGTTGGGTACCATTGGTGGGATTCCTATTCGTACTCCACCAAAAATTGCAGGATTTCGCGATCCAGAAAAAACATTATCTACACGCCCTAATCCAGGCAAGGCCTATCCCCGACCCGAGTTATTAAAGGAATCTGATTTAAGTCGTCTTGCGCGTCATCAAAAAATATCTGAAACAATCGTAGGACAAAAAGATGCGGCACGAGATACAGGTGTTCCAGTTGCGTTCGGCGGGACATGGGATCAACCAAAAATTCCGTATAATGCAAAATATCCCTTTAACCATGTCTATGAATCAGAAAGTGGGCATGTGTTAGAATTTGATGATACTAAAAATAACGAACGTGTACATATTTACCATAGAAAGGGAACATTCGAAGAAATTGATGTCAATGGAACCCGTGTAAATCGTATTGTAGGTGATGGCTTTGAGATATTCGAACGCAATAGTAACGTGCATATTAAGGGAAAATGCAATGTTACAATTGACGGCGATTCCAATATCTATGTGAAAAATAACTGTAATTTGCAAGTAGATGGCAATTTAAAGGCACATGCCCACGGTAATATTGAAATGAAAGCGGGCAAAAAGATGATATTAACCGCAAAGGAAAATATCGAAATAAACACAGATGCAAATTTCAACGTAGATGCAAAAAACGTCATTAACATGCGTTCCTTGAAGGGTATGAATTTAACAGGAACATTGAAAACAACAATTGCAAGTCCTATTACCGAAGTCGCGGTATTGAAGATGAACGCACTTTCAATGACGCCGCTTCCTCCTGTGCCGCCGGTATTTGTATCTCCTAGTACAATTAGTAGTAAATCTCCAACGAATCCCTCATTTAGTACATTAACCATCCCTTCACGGGATCCAGATGTTGCAATCGAAGTTATTACGCCAATTACCGAAAAAGACGACGTTAAGTAACCAATATAAATAATTCTTATGGCTCCTATTAAGACTCCTAATAGAATATATAAAGACTTAGATCTAAGTTTTTCTGCTCATCCTGAACGTGGCGATGTGTTGAAAAAACTAGATATAAGTTCTATTATACAATCCTTAAAAAGCTTGCTTTTTACTATGCCGGGGGAACGCCCCTTTCAACCCAATCTAGGTAGTCCTTTATATAACTTGTTGTTTGAGCCGCTTGACGATATCTCTATGGCACTAATTGATAAAACAATTGAGCATACCATTCAAAATTACGAACCTAGAGTAACACTTGATTTAGTTCAAATTTTTCCTAATGATGAAGAAAACGAAGTGCAAATTTCAATATTTTTTACGGTGAAAGGTACACAAACACCTGCGTCATTTACAACTACACTTAAGAGATTGCGCTAATGGCTAATTTGCGTGTAACAGAACTAGATTTTAATAATATCAAAGGAAATCTGAAAACGTTTCTTGAAGCTCAATCTGAGTTCAGTGACTACAACTTTTCAGGTTCTGCGCTGAATGTAATGCTAGATATTCTAGCGTATAATACACATTATAACGCGGTGCTTGCTCATTTAGTCGCGAATGAAATGTTTTTAGATACAGCAATTAAACGCTCATCAGTTGTTTCAATTGCGAAAACACTAGGATATACGCCGAAGTCAACAACTGCATCACGAATGACAGTCACTGTTGTTGCAACGCCTAGCGATCTTAATACTGCCGCCGCATCTCTTACATTAGAAACATCGCAAATATTCAGTGGCACAGTTGACGGCACAACCTACGTGTTCACGCCCATAAAGAATTATACGGTATCACTTGAAGGTGGTGTCTATACATTCGCAGACGTTGAATTAATTCAAGGAACACGATTAACGAACACGTTCACTGTAAAACAAGATACTGTATCAGGTCCTTTCACGCTTCCTATCGAAAATATTGATTTAAGTACGATGCAAGTATTCGTTCGTGAAAGTGAATCCATTACAACATATGATGTATTTGTAAAGGCTGATGGATTAGTTGATATTAGTGATACAACAAACGCCTTCTGGGTTGAAGAAAAACCTGATGGGCGTTATCAAATTTCCTTTGGTGATGACGTTATCGGGAAAATGTTATCTGTGGGTAATATCATCGTGGCGTCTTATGTCGCCACAGATGCCGCAGGTGCAAACGGCGTTAACAGTTTAATAACTTCGTCACTAACTGATGAAAATCAAGCGGCGGTTCCTGTTACTACGATAACCGTCACAACAGCGGCAGCAGCGGGTTCAGATTATAAGTCGTTGATTTTAGCAAACTTTGACAAAGCAAAGTCTGTTGCGGTATGGGGCGGCGAAGAAAACAATCCTCCTATCTACGGCAAAGTATTCATCACGATAGATCCCAAGGATGATTATATTATAACTGAGGGGGACAAAGATTTTATCACAGAAAAAGTCTTACGTCCACGTAGTGTTATGAGTATTCAACATGAGTTTGTTGACCCTGAATACATTTACTTAGGATTCAATGTCAGTATTACCTATGACACACGGTTAACCAATTTTTCAGCATCACAAATTTCAAGCGCAGTAAGAACTGAAATTGTTAATTATTTCACAGAAGAATTAACGACGCTTAACAAAACGTTTTTCTTCTCTGCCTTAAATGATGTCATAAAAAATGCAAGTGCGGCTATCAATAGTTCACTATTTGATATGACCATTCAAGCGCGTATCTCGCCAACGGTGAATACGTCATATTCAACAACATTAAATTTCTTAACTTCTGTTGAACCTAATAGTATTCAAAGTACCGTATTTAATGCAAAAATTAATGGAATAACGTATAAAGTATTCATTAAGGATTTCAATGATGACACGAATAACATTGAAAAGGCATCTGGTACAATGAAACTTATGAACGCAGAAACAAATAATCCTATAGCATCTGTCGGCATTGTTGATTATGAAACAGGATTAGCAACGCTCTCCAATTTACAGGTTGCGTCATACTTAACATCATCAGGTGATATTCGTGTTCTTGCTACCCCACAAGAATTAAGTAAAAACATCTTATCATCAATCAAACGAACAACACAAATTTCAGAATTTGCAATTGTTCCTGAAGCGTCAAAAAATATTATCATTGCATTAAATGATAGCTCTGCGAACTCTACGATAGGATTAAAACCGGGCCTCGTTGTTTCTGCTGTCCCCATTGTACCTGAATAATCATGTCAGACTTTAAGCGTAAACTTAACTATCTAATACAAGAACAAGTTCCGGATTACATTGTTTCTAATTATCCGAAATTTGTTACATTCTTAGAAAAATATTATGAATTTTTAGATAGTGATGAACAAGCGAATAATCTGTTGTTGAACTCAGCGGTATGGAGTGACATTGATAATACGCTTGATACATTCATTCCATACTTCAAAAAACAACACGCTATTGATATTCCTGATTCTGCTCTATTAAATTCGCGCAGAATCATAAAGTATATTCATGAATACTATGAAGCAAAGGGATCAGAAAACGCGGCAGAATTGTTCTTTCGCTTCATGTACAATGATACCGCGACGGTTGTATATCCAGGTGATTACATTTTACGTGCATCTGACGGTAAGTGGTCACGTAAAAAGATTATAAAAATAGATACAGAAGCATTTCAAAGTCAAGACATTTTTGACCTTATTTCAAAAACGATTCAGT